GCTAATTTGATGGTTGAAAAAGAAAAGATTGAACAGTTGATTGCTAGAATGCATGCAAAACCAACAGTTAAGACTTCTCCAATTTATCCGCAAATGCAGATGAACTCGTTGAGAAATATGATGCAGAAAGTCATGTCATCTACTCCAAAACATAATCCCTCTGATGCACCAATTACAGCTATTAAGTATCATCCGGGATCTCGCTTCTTGAATGATCAAGGTACAGTCCCCATGCATAATTTAACCATTGCAAAACAGCAAGAAGTAGAGACTTCCGATGGTCAATTTGGTTCCGGAATGGATGAGATGGAAGTCGAAAAAATCATGAATAGTGAAAACATCATTGGAGTTTTTCCACTAGCTGTTGCAGATCAAGTTCATACCGTTTTATATGCACGTCCTTGCACCATCACGGATTTTATAGGTTCAACAACAGGCACACCACCTGTTACAACTATGTCAATTTCGCATCAAATGTTTGCTGCATCAATGGCACAACAATGGTCTGCTAAACTCAATTTCAAAATTTGTGGTACACATAATCAACTACATTCATATCAACTGCGATCAATTTTTGTACCAGAAGACACAGGTAAATATACTGCTGGTCAAATTATGACAACGGATGATGTAAATGTTGTTAAAGGACAGATTCACAAATTTGGTGCGGATAAGATGATGGGTGAACATGTTGTGGAACCAATGACAACCACTAATATGAAAAATGTTCCATCACCACGTAACGCTGCTGGAGTTGCTAGTTTGGCGAATTTGACGGCTAATCAATTTACACATGAATGTTCCTATGGAATGTTCTATGTTATAGTTGAAGTGCCTTTGATTGCGTCAGCACAAGTTTCACCGACCGTATTTTTGTATGTGGATTTTCATGCTTCGGATGTGATTCTTTCAGAAGCGGAAACTTGGTTATATTTGCTTCCACAAACTCAAATGAAAGGTATTGAGGGTGAGAGCTTGGCCCAAAACAGCGATAAGACAAAGTCACAGATTATTGAGAGAGGAGAAACGTCCACAACAATCGAACGTTGTCCTCATCCCATGTCTACCATAGCACAATCTTTAGGAGAACAAATCACAAATTTGCGCCAGTTAGCAACTGCTGCAACAGTTTTTTCAAATTCTTTTACAAATGCCACAGCACAAGCATTTTTAATTGATCCTTTTATTTTTCGTACGACCTTGGCACAACTTGCCGCTGATCGAGGACAATATAATGATCATATTGATTATCTTTCTTCTGCATATGGATTTTTCAAAGGAGGAATGATTATCTCCATGGGAAAGAGAGGAACACTTGACAATGCACCATTTGGTGAAGCGACATTACTAAATTCACGAAATAATTACTCGGGAGCTTCTTTGGGTAATCCAATTGGGATTCAAACAATTCCCGCCACCAACTCAGCGAGTTCAGGATCTCGTGTAGTGCCAATTTTCACTGAAGAATGTTTAGCACACATTTGTGTACCATACATTCAACCTTTCAATATAAACCGAACATCAAGCGTAGATGGTTTTAACAACGGTTCAAATAGCAAGCATTTGCTAATCAGACCTTATAATGTCCAAAACATTCGCTTTTTCCGTTCAGTTGCAAAAGATTTTACCTTCGGATTCTTGACTTCATTACCTCAGTACACATTAAATGTGGCCGCATCAATTTATGCATAATGGTTTTTGATCACATGTTTTCACTAATCGACAGTTTGAGTTTCTCAAAGAAGGATGAGAACAACACTGGCGTAAAATCAC